CGGCAGCCCTGGAGGAAGTTCCCCACTGGTCATCTTGCCATGCCGTTGAGTCTTGGCTTGACGGCGATGACCTGTGGACTCGGTACCTCCTGGAAGTTTCATCCAGTGTGCTCGAGTTCGTCCCTAAGAACGCTAAGGTGTACCGCAGTATCGCGAAGGAACCTACACTGAATATGTTTTATCAGTTAGGTGCCGGACGTTACATAACGGAACGCCTGCTGGCGTGGGGTATCGATATCCGCGAACAACCCGTAAATCAAAAGCTAGCCCGCGAGGGCTCCCTTTTGGGGACGTACGCGACTATCGACCTCAGTAACGCCTCCGATACAGTGGCGAAGCTGCTCGTGAAATTTTTGTTACCTAGCGAGTGGTACTACCTCCTTTCAGGTCTTCGGACTGGGACGGTAACGTATCGTGGGCAGGATATAAGGTTGGAGAAGTTCTCTACCATGGGGAACGGTTTTACATTCCCCTTGGAAACCCTTATATTCTGGGCCATAACACGTTCGGCTTGCCCTTCGGGGCAAGTCAACGCTTACGGTGACGACATTATTTGTCCGACTGAGTATTACTCGGACGTCGTCGAGGCCCTTGAGTGTTGCGGTTTTACCGTTAATTCGGCGAAATCGTACGCTCGCGGACCATTCCGTGAGAGTTGTGGCTGCGATTACTTCTATGGAATCGACATTCGGCCTTACTATCAGAAGCACCTAGTAAGTGCCGAGACCCTATTTACCCTTCACAACTTCTATCACCGGAATTATGATGATGAAGGTTGTCGTATTGTACTCGAGTTGATCCCCGAGTCTCGTCGTATATCCGGTCCGGATGGTTATGGGGACGGTCACTTGTTGATGCGTGACTGTTCCCTTTGGCCACAATCGGAAGAGGCAGTTTCCCGCCTCCAAAAGCTCCGTAAGAAGGGGTATTGCGGTATCGTTTTTGACACCTTCACCCACGTTGAACGTAGGCAGTTTCCCCGTTACTCTGGGGACTGGGTGTCACCTCTCTAC